TTGCTGTCGCCGGTATGATCGCAAAAGCAGGTCTCAATCAGAATGGCCGGCTTGTTGGTATTGTTGAGGAACGCCAGGTCAGAACGATACTTCGGTCCCCGGTTGGTGAAGTCGCCGGCGACCACGATCGCGTCACAGACCTCTTTTGCGATCGTCTGCTGCGTGACGTACAGGACTTCGGTGCCGTGCGCGCTGTGATCGTAAGCATTGAAATGAACTGACACGTCGAGATCACGGGTCTGCTTGTTGTGCCATGACGTGATCGTATTGAGGTTCTGGCTCTGCGAGGTCGAAGTATTGTCGTGGAACTTCGGACAGCCTAGCATCTCGGCGACGCGGTCGACGACGCGGCGTGCTTGATCCACCTCATCGAGCTGCGGCGGCACCGGATTGCCGCGGGCTCCTCTGACATGCAGCGCATGACCAGACGATATCGCCACACGACGTGTCATCGCTTGACCTCCTGGCTGAGGATGCGTTGCTCAAGGAGCACGCCGCCAAGGCGTGCCGTTCGCTCGCTATAGATCACGTAAGCAGCCAGGCCGAGCGCGACGACGGCATATCCGACCATGATCCAGAGGCCAGCTCGATCGCGTAGCAGTTCGCGAAAAATCATAGATTGTCCTTCCAGCCCCAGGCGTAGAGCGCGCCGCCATTATTGTCGGAGCACCAGCCGAGTATCATCGCTTCGAGGTCGATCTCAACCAGCGTGTTGAATAGTTGGCCGGACGTGAAATAAATCGGCCAGCCAACATTGCCGGTACCCCTGGGGCCATTATTCGTCGCGGTATAGAAAGCTATATTCTGCGGAGCGACCACGACATTACCTAACGGGTTTCCATTCGCTCCATTAAGCCCGATCACCGTGGCGCTTGCAGCAGTAGTGGGCACGAAGTTAGCGAGGCTGGCATTGACCAACGTCGTGACCGTCGCCGGCATCCCTCCTCCTAAAGAGCATCCGCTGGCCCCCTGGATGATCAGCGGCGTCGCTAGCGTATTCGAGCCGGCAGTCTGGACATAATGCGACCGGTTTCCGAGTTGCAGCGTGCGCATGAGGCGGTTGGTTGCCGCACCATCAGTGCGCGTCCAACCGACCCTGGCGCAATAAGTGTAACCGGCAGGAAGCGAGGCTGAAAGGCAGTTGGCTTGCACCGAGTAGAGCCCGGCGACCGCATTAGTAGAAGGATTGAAAATAACGATGTCCGAAAACCAGGTAATGGTGCTCGGCACAAGAGATGCAGGATTGTCGAGGCCATTGGCTCCAGAAGCCGTCAGGACTGGCGCGACTGACACGCCTGTGAGCCTGACGACGTTGCCGCTGGCGTCCTGCACCGACAGCTCGTCGGCCGTGATATCCATCGTGGTCGTCGGCGCGGTGCCGTCGTTGGTGATTTTAAGGTTTTTGAATTGAATTGAATTTGGTTGCGAACGCTGTGGCGTCACCATGCGCCAATGCGCGCTTGTGGTGTCATAGCGGATCGCGACAGTTTGATCAGGCCCGATGATATAAGGCGCTGGCATTTGGAATTGATTGGCGGCCGTTGAGTTTGCGTCTTGCGCCGTCAGCACGATCGGCACGGTGCCGACATTCGAAAGGTGGAACTGCTGGCCGCTGGTGCCCGCCGCGATCCCGGTAATGTTGGAGCTGGGCGCTGTTCCGGCGATCCGGATCGTCTCCGAGGTCGACAGCCCGGCCGGGTTCCAATTGTTATTGTTGCCGCTCACCAAGGCAGTCGGCGTGATGATGCCGGTGTAGGAAACGTTCGCCGTGAAACTGCTGGCAGCCGAAAGCGCCGTTCCGGCGGCGCGAGTGTAGTTAAGTACCCGCCAATTGCCAGTGCCCAGCGCGACTGCCACCGCGGTGTCGCCGGCCGCCGTGGTGATGTTGCCGCCACCGTTCGGCAAGATCAGAGAAGTGGCGTTATGCGTCAGCGTCGAGCCGGCGGCGAAGTTCAAGAGCTTGATCGTACCCGTGATTGCAGTAGTGCCGAGCGACGTGATCGTCGCGCTACCGGTAACAGAAAGCACCTGATTGGCGACGGTGCCGAGGTCGGTCGTCGCCGCTGCGCCGATCGTGCCAGTGCTGCCGCCGGTGTTGCTGATCCAAAAATGGTTGACGCTGTCGAGCCAGCCCTGCGTGACCCAGCTCGTGCCGTCGAACATCGAGACGACATTTGGCGTCACGCCCGTATTCAGCCAGCACTGGCCTTTGACCGCCGCGGCCGTCTGATCGTTCGCCGGTGCACTGCTGCCGGAGTTGCAGCTTTGCACCGCCGAAAAGGCATTGTTATAGTTCGTAGTAAGCTGCAAGCCGGTGACGGTGCCGGTAGTCGGCGACCATGTATTGTTCTGAGCGGCAAGCACGAAGCCGGCGCCGAAGGCGAGCCACAGCGCGATGTTGGCGGCGTGACGCCGCAAGAACCGTCCGGTCATTCACCATCCCTCGACATAGATTGAAACGTTGCTGCGCGCGACGGCGGTTCCGGCCGCATTCTTGATCGTCACAGTGCACCCAGTCTTAGACAGGCCGGTGACAACCTCGAAATCGCCGGTCGCCTTGTCTGATCCGGACCACGTCACAGTAACCGCGGGATTACCGGTGCCACCGTCTGGCCCGCCGTTGAAGGCTGCTGGCGACCCGGCGCTATCCGGGGTAAAAGTGATTGCAAGACCGGTATTCGCTAGCCCGCCATTGACCAGCGGATGGTCGATGCGATCTGGAACATCCACCTGCCATGCGGCCGTAAGCAGATAGGCGATTGTCGTCGGATCGAACGTCTGGAGCTGCCAGCGAATTTTGAAATAGCGCCCGGTGAACTTTCCGGGCGCGAACTTCTGCCAGTTGGTCGGCGGGTTTGTCGTCGGGCTGAAAGCGATCTCGGGATAGACATTCACGAATGCCGCCGATGCCGCACCGAGAATATCAGCGGTGCCGAGAATATCGGTGATCGCAAGAATGTTCTGGCTGACAGGCACGCCGGTGCCCGTGGTCTGGCAGTAGACCGGGCAAGTGTCAGTGCGGCCGACATCCACGACCTGGCCTGGATCGTAGATGCAACTAACCTCGCCGCCCTGATTTAGCACGTCGGCGTTGATGTAGTTTCCGCCCGTGATCGTCATCGTCAGGCCGGTGCCGATCGTATAATTGAGCGTCGATCCGGTGGTGCCGGCTGTCGCCGTCTGCAGGCCATTGATCGACGCGAACGATCCGCTACCGGTCGCGCTAGCGATGATCGCCTGGTCTCCTGGGTTGATGCCGTGAGGCGACGAGAGCGTCAGCGAGACCGCGCCGGTTCCGGGCGTATAAGTCCCTGCCGTGATAGTGGCCAAGATAGCTTCGGCGAGGATGTTTCCGGAGCCGCCAGTGCGAGCGGCATTAAGGCCGGTGTCGACGCCGCCGCCATTAGTGAAAGTTCCGGGCCAGCCCAGCGCTTTCTCGTCGAAGGTGGCGAGGATGTTGGTCGGAACCTGGGCATTACTGACCGAGATCGAAACCCACGTCGCGCTGCGAACGATGACGTTCGGCGACGGCTGGCACCAGCCAGCGATCCAATATGTGTTGGTGCCGGCCGGAAATACGAACGGCGGATGCGCGACAATGCCGAGCGTGACGCCGCCATCCGGCGTCGAGCCGGCCCGGATTTCGTAAAATATGCCGTTGCGGAAATCGCGATCGCCGATCTCGTCCCACGTCATCACCAGGCGGTTGTCGACTGTAGTCGAGCTGACGTTGAGCACGTCGGGAAGCGGGCTCGCGCCAGCGGTCCCCTGCACTGTGTAGGAATAGGCACCGACCGAAGCCAGGCTTTGCGGGCTGAAACCGTAGGTGTTGAAGGACTGGAATTTGATCAGCAGCGTTTGCCCAACCAGCGTGCTGTCGATCGGGAACTGAAAAATGCCAGCATCGAGACGAGCAAACGGCGTGCCGGCCGGATGGGTAACGATCTTGCTTTCGGTGCCATAGGCACCGCGGACAAGGTAAGAAAGCGTGTACTTGCTGGTCGCGGTCAGCAGCGCGTTCTGGTAGGCGATGATCTCGCCGCCAAGATAGCACCGCGTATGCAACGCTTGAGCGTCCGCGGCCGAGCTGGCCGAGGTGAGCGCTCCGGCGCTCTCGGTGAGATCGACCCCGACCGTGTTGATCTGGTCGATGGTCTGGCCGCCGTCATTGATCGGCGCGGTGGCGAGCGGCGTAGTCGTATAGCCCATGCGCGCCGGTCCGGCGAGCTTGGCGACTTGCCGATAATTGACACCGTCTGTCGAAACCCAAATATAGCAGCCGCCCCAATTCTGGCCACCGCTGATGGCACCCCAAATCTCCTGGCTGGCGCCGGTGAGCATCCGGGAAGTCGGCTCGAAGATGATCGGCGGATTGACGTCGCCAGGATCGGCGTCAGCCCCGGAAACGAAGCCCTGGGGTGCTTCGATGCCAAACAGCGGTGCTTGAGCGGTGCCGGGTGCCTCCAGGCACGTCATCGTTAGCGAGCGATCTTCGTTCTCGGAAATTTCCTCGACCTGCACGAGCTGCCGGAAAATGTTCTGCGCCGGATCGCTGACCGTGAGATAGTCGAGCACGTCCACCAGAATGAACTGTCGACCCACCGTGAACTGGAACGTTCGCGCGATTTGCTCGCGCACCAGCATTTGCGTCGCCGAGAACTGTGCCGCCGACGACAAGCAAAACATGTGGAGCTGCTTAATATCGCCGGGCCGCTCGCGCCTGTATAAATTGATTGCGGCCTCGTCCTTGATCTCGCAGACGACGGGATTGTAATCGAAATTGCGATCAAGGCTCTCGACGCGGATGCTGGTTAGCATCTGGTCGCGCGGCTTGCGGACGATAATCAGCGGCGAGTTTGCTGCGCCGTGTCCGCTTCCGATGCTGCCGCGGTTCGGCAAAAAGTCGTCGATCGTCAGGTCATAGAGCGGGGCATCCTGCGGCTGATAGCTCGCGCTCGCTGCCCATGTGTAGGCGATTGTAACGCCAAGGCCGGCCTGGTTTTGGTTGAACCTATAGACGCCGGCCTGGACCGCATATTGATTTATGCTCGGCGCCTTTCCCCAGGGAACCTGAGTGAACAGCGCGCTAGTGCTGGAATTGATCACCTGGACGTTAGCGACGAATGTCGCCGCGTGATTGACGGTGATATTGAATGGTGGATGCGCTGGAACAATCGAGGGCTCGACCGCCTGTTGAACCTGGCCGACAGTGACCGGCTGATCACCGTAGGGTATGACGGTGAGCTGGCCACCGGACCAGCGCGCATTCGAATTCGTCGCCGTCAAGAGATCAACCAGGAATGCGCTCGCCTGGATCGGCGCGGTCACCGCCGGCGAAACGAGTAGGCCATTAGCGAGGCAGTAATTCCGCCACAGCGTCAGATTGCCGAGCCTGGCCGGTGGAAATCCGACGCCCCAAAACGGCTGCGTCAGCCAATCGGAGAAAACAATACTGGGCTCACCGTCCGGATTGACGCCATCGGCCAAGCTGTTGATGGCCCGCACTTCCCAATTGACATTCGGGAGCTGATTGCTCGGCCCGAGCGGGTAATTCAGCACGCCAACGTAAGCGATGCCGCGGTAGTCGAGCGCGTATTTGCCGCCCTGGAAGGCTTCAAGATATCCCCATGGAAGCTGCGTGTAGCTTCCGACGAATGTCGTCGCGTCTACATTGGTCGCCGTCGTATCGAACTGGTTGGCCCACTGATTGATGTCTTTCGGCCGGCCATGTGGGTAGATTTTCAGAATGCCGGAGACCGGGCCCTCGCAGATGCCGAACACAATTGACGCGTAGTAGTATTGAGAAGTCCCCCCGCTTCCGGCGACACCGAAGAAATCGCCTCCTTTGCCACCAGAACCGCCGCTCGTCGATTGAGTGACGCTGGTATTGTGCCCAAACCAAAGCAGGTTCGATGCCATGCGCTGCTGGCCGGCGACGAGCAACGGGATCGGCGTCCCATAGATCGAGCTTTGAACGCGCAATGACGCGGCGGGCGTCTGTGTCTGCTTTCCGGCGAAACCGAATAATCCAGTGAGGAAACGGCCCATCTGGTCGCTCCCCGATCAGAACACGCTGAAGAACCGCCGTTCTCGCCATTGAGTGCCGAGGTTTTCTTCGAGCCCGTGGCCGCGGACGACCATGCATGCCGGCGCCCAGGCGTGAATAATGTTCGGCCACCCCGGGTCAATGATGATCGCGCCGTGGCCGAACGCTCTCCCCAACCGGTAAAGAACCACATCGCCGGGCTCGGCTTCCGTCTCGTCGATTTGCCGCGCAAAGCTCTCGACTGTGCGCATATAGTCTTCGGCGTCGCTGTGCAGAAATTGTTGCGGCGAGTAGTAGGGTATCGCGAGCGGCTCGATCAGACCCACATTGGCGAACACGCAGGCAATGAGCTGCGCGCAGTCAACACCGCCGTTCAGCCCTTTCACGCTAGCGTGGTCGTGATAGGGCGTGCCAATCCATTCGCGGGCTTCGAGCACAATTGCGATGCGCATAGGATCGACATCATCGGAAATATTCACGCCGCCGTCTCCGGTGTCGGCACATAGGACTGCCCGCCAAAATTGTCCGAATTGTTGAACGCCGCGCAGGCGGCTTGCGTCTTGGAACAGCCGGGATAGGCGACGAACTGATCGCCAGACGTGACCCGGAACGGGAACGGGATCAACAATTTGAAGGCCGTCTTCGCGCCCGACCAGCCGGTGATCGTCCGCGAAAAACCAGCGTTCTGTCCGCTTGTCATCGTGATCGAGCCTTGAATGTAGGTTTGCGATCCGGCAGGGACCGGCAAGTTATTCTCGATCGAGCCTGGCGTCGAGCCGCCGATTGCCGCGCCATTGGTGGCGAAAGAGGCTTTTGGCAGCGTCGTGAAATTCGCCGTGCATCCGATGTCGAACAGCGTGTGCCGGCATTGTCCTTGCCAGAAATGCCGCGGCATCTGTATTGACAGCAATTGCCGATAGTCCATAACCGTAATGATGACTTCGGTCGAGGTCGTGTCAACGGCGCCGACTGTGCCGGCGAATATTCCGGTGACGAAGCCGACCGGAACAGCACCGCCTGGCGGCATCGGCCAGGTCGGCATGGTCGCGAATATCGCGCGGTCGACCTGAAAGTCGGCGGCGTCGAGTGCGCCGCCTTGAGCGGCTTGTATCCACGGCACACTGCCGATGGTGTCCGGAAACGCCTGGCCGGTGACTAGATCGATCGGCCGCGGCATCACGATCAGCGTCCACTGGTCAGCGTCGAAGCCGACTTTCCAGTGCGCGAGCGTCTTCGAGCCGGCTTCATCGACGCGAACGATCGATGTCCAGACCTTGGCCATGCCCGGGATAATGACCGGATCGGCCTCGGTCGTATAGGGAGAGGCGTTTGCAGCGATATAAACAGAGACTCCGTCCTCAGCAGTGTAAGATGGCGCTGGAATTATCGTCGAGCCGCCGCCGTCGGAAATATCGAAATCGGCGTTGGTAAGCCTCAGCACGACGCCGGAAGCAAGCGTCAGAGTATAACAATCGAAGTCCTGGAGGTTTACCGGCGCACCGTTCGCGCTTACGTCGCCGGCAATAGTCGAGTTGATCAGAGCTAGCAGAGCGTCGCTAACCGTTTTCACGGCATCTTTTCCGTCGAGAACTTGAGCGACTTCAACTCAAATAAGTTAAGCATGATGTTGCTGAAAATATGATCGTCCTCGTCCATGCGGCAGCCCCAGTAGAACGTGCCGCTCCATGCTAAGGCCGCACCGGCGTTCGGCGGTGACGGAAACACGATAGCACCATAGGACGTGAGGCTAAAGCCACCGGTGGCAACCCCGTCAACCGTCACGCCGGTGATGACGTTGGGAAAGAACACCGGCTCGGTAAAGCCGCCGAGCGTGCGCACGAGCTGGAATGTCGTCGAAGCGCCGTCTCCAGTGCCGAACGGCTGCGCCGTCGCGGCGTCGTCGGTCACGTCATCATAGAGAAAAAGCGCGGTGCCTCCGACGAGCCGATTGACGAAGCCTTGGAGCTGCTGCCATTCCGGAAAGGCCGCGCTCGATCGTAGAAAACCGGTATCACCAAAACTTACTTCATATGCGTATGTGGGATAACTTCGATTTGAAAACCGAACTCGTTTCCCGCTTAAACTATCATTTTTAATTGTGTCCCAGAGTGTTCGTCGCGTCACCGGAAAAGCAAGCCCAGGGAGTGCCGGAAAGATCGGAAGCGGCATCGTACCACCCTATTGCTGCCTCGGCAGAGACTGGGTTAATATCGTGACGCAAGGCACGGCCTGGCAAGGCAGGGCCAGGCGTGGCTGGGCCAGGCATGGAAAGGCTCGGCAAGGCAGGGATTTTTATCACCTATGCGTATTCGGATTTGCGTTCATGTGACCTTGAAGCACGCGGGCAAACGTTCCGGCATGTCGATTAAGCGTCCTTACAATATCTGCGCCGTCCATTCCGATAACAGTGAAATTCGCCGTGGCGCCGCCGATCCCGCTACTGGTCGCCATCGATCGAAAGGCGTCGGCCGCCCGTGATGGCAAGACTGTTTCTCCTTTGTGCAGCAACCAGGGCGAGGTCGCTGGAATTTCCCAGGCCCCGCCTTCGGCACTGCCGATCCCTGACATGGCGACGGCAGTCGCGCCGACGCCCGCGGTCGCCTCTGCCGCCATCCCAGGAGCCTCAGGACCGAACAACGGCGCATAAAACGCTGTAAACCCAGCAAAGACCTGCCCGAGGTTTGCGGTAATGCCCTTCACAGCGTTTGCCAGAGCAAGCGGATCAGGTGCAAACAGTTCCCCCAATGCCAGAGCAGCCTTTTTGACCAC